AAGAATAAAATTTATTGTCATTTTTACTCCTTTTTTAAGTTATATTTGGCATTAATAATAATTGATTACACCACGCATTGTTAAACGTATATACTATATGTTTTCTCACGTTTCTCCTTTCTTTTTGCTTATGTGTTATTTTTATAACGTATGCTATCCTGTCGCACATAATATGTGCAAGAAGATTTTATGCGATATTCACGTGCAAAATACGCCGCCTAGTTTTTAGAAGGCGTTTCGGTTATTAAAACCTCGTCAGTTTTGCTTTTTGTAATTGTGTTTTTTTTAGGTTTTTTTGGTTTCTTGCCAAAGATGGCGTCCCAATTTTTGCGAAATTTATCGCTTGGTATGTGAACGCCATCTCTTATTTTGTATTTTTTATAACTCACTCAATTACCACTCCGCACTTACATCAAAGCTAACCCTAATTACTTTGTGAGGGCTTCTCTCTGAAGCGTGTTTTACTTCTGAAGCAATATCCATTAAGTTTGAGTATTCATCTTCAAAAACAACTTTTTTGTTTTTCTCAATAGGGTTTTTATAATTGACAAACTTTTTGCCTTTCCATTTGCCTTTTTCTGTTTCAACTTCAGTTAGTTTTACATTTTCTATACTTGTGTACATGTTTTTCTCCTTTGTTGATTGTTGATTTAAAAATGTCGTCTAGTGAAGCGTTGACTGTGATTAAAGAACCACCGAAGAGTTAACGCAAAACTAGACAACATTTGATTTTTATTGCTTTATCCTTGCTTATCCTCGCAAGTTATTTACGCAATATAAATCTCAAAGCGGTAGACCTGCCACCGCTTCAAGTTTTATATTTGGTTTAACTCTGGTAAGTATGACCAGAATTTTAAAGTTGCCACTGCTGTTAATGCTAGACCTAGCCAAGTGCTAAAATGAATTGAAATAATAACACCTAGAAACATCAAAGCAAAACAAAGTGCAAAAGCTATTGCAATTAAAATTGCTCTAAACATTACGCCACCGCCTTGCTGTTTAAGTCGGTCAAAATGTATTCTCCGCTTTTTATCTTTTTTCGTGTCTCTGCTGTATTCTCGCCAAGAAATTCATTTCTGTATTTTCCTGTCGTTCTTGAATAGTCCCAAGTGTTCTCGTCTAGGAATATTCTGCCATCAGCACATTTTTTTACTATTAAAGAACGATAACTTTGAAAATATTGATTTCCATTGTTGTCGTTAATAATGAATTGATTTGCCACAGCGTTGTGGCTTCTTGGGCTTGTCATTTGTCTTACGTTCATTGTGGTCTCCATTGTTGTTGATTGTTGATTGAACAAGGGCGGATATTGCACCGCCCATTGTTTTAGATTTTAGAATATTTCACTTTCCATTGGTGGAATTTGTCTTTTGCCAACTTGTCCGCCTCTGCCTGTTCTTGTTTGGCTTCTGCGTCCTGCTCTGCACTAGAAACAATTTCAAGTTTCTTTTCTTCTGCTTTGCGTTTGGCTTTTAACTCCGCCCAATACTTTGGACTGTAAAACATTAAGAAACAAATTTAATAGGAAACTTTATTACCTGACCAAGTTTCTGTTTTTTCTGTTTCTCTTTGTGTAGAGCTTGGCGAACTCTCTTAATTACAACTGAATGTAAATAACAGTCCGCCAACTCTTCAGCACTAAACAAATTTAATTGTCTAGGCACTAACCCAACCTTCTGCGATAGCTTCTCGGAACAATTTTATTTTTTGTTCCTTTGTCTTCGCTTTGGAGTAGGTGTCAAAGTGTTCCTTCTTGGCTTGTTCGTCTTTGAACTTTGCCAGAGAGATAGCACCTTGTATCTTTTGAACTGCATGTGAAATTCTCATGTGGTTCACTCCTATTGTTGATTGTTGATTGTTTCGGCTTTGCGAAGCCTCTTCAGTGTATCTAATAGATACAGACAACCACAAACTTTTGGAGTGGCTAACCCTCGTTAAAGGTCGTTCCCAACTCCGAGTGGATTTTCCAAAGTCCCTAGAGACAACTAGCCCAGAGAAAACCTATCCGCAGGTTTTCAGCCGACTTTGGCACTGTTTTTTGAAATGGCTAATAGAGCCTGTAGATTATCAAAAAATTTTAAAAAAATAAACATTCCCCTTGAATATATGTATTTGTGGATAATAGAACCTGACACAGTGTCGCACCTGTAAAATAGTTAATAAACCCTATAAATAGGCAATTATGGGAGATTAAAGGATTAAATGGGATTATGTAGGAATATTAATTAAATCACTTATGGATTGTGTTCTTTGGGAAAGTGAAAAGAAAAAGATTTATTAACTTTCAAAGATTTCTTTTTGTCTTCTTTTTTCTTTTGTCTGTAATTCTTATTTGTTCTGGCTTTGTAGAGTTTTCCTGCGTCTGTCTTTAACCAGTTAGTTCTATTCATATTAATATATTAATGTTGATTGTCTCTTGATGTATTACTTGATGATGTACTTGAAGAGATACTCAAAGAGATACACAGAGTATATTCTTTTCTTTTGCTCTCATCTAATAGTGCAACTTTAGTATTTAAAACAACATGACCCAACCCCTGCGTTGCTCCCTTGATTGCTCTGTGCGTGGCTCTGTGTGGCTTGTGGTGGTGTTTGTTGTGGTGCTTTGCGTGTGTCTGTGCGTATAGATAAAGAGAAAGCAAAAAAACAGACTATCTCTCACACACGCAAAAATAAAAAAAGTTAACGCCCATGTGTGCAAGGATATGAACTCCTTTGCGTATATACAGGCACGACAGCCGCGATATACTTGAAAAATAATCATTTTCTACGCCCTCGCGTCAGGCGTGTGGGGGAAACTGTGGTTTTCATTATAACGTATACCCCCACAGATTTTTCTACTAAATATTCGCCATTCGTTCAGCCATTCTGTTAGCTCTATTAGGTGTCTGTTTAGCCCACCTGCTGTCTAACATTTCTACTGACGCTTGTTTGTAATCTTTTTCTGATAATGCTTTAAGCATACCCTTAAATTTAGATACACCGAATTGACCCATTTGATACACCATCTCCACCACAAGATTTCTTGCAGTTTCACTTATATCAGCAGGACATTCTTTTAATACTTCATCTGCACCAGATACAGCTTTAGCAAAGTCTCTTTCAAATAACTTATCCCACCCTGCTTTATCTGTAGGTGGTACTTCGCCTTCTAGCATCTTGTGTCCATAGCCACCTGTGAGATGACCTTCTGTACAATGATAAGTCTCCATTCGGAAACCTTCTTCTTTCTTAATTGCTTCTTTAGTATGTTCTATATCCATCTGTCTTTAACCTGTGTCCTTCCTATTGAATGTTCCATAAATTTTTCTAATTCCCTATCCAAGAGTTCCTCTTTGTGTTGATTGTAAGATAAGGTTTGGTCTCTATCTAATCTGTCCACCCAGTATTTAGCCGCCATTGCAAGTGCGTCTATGGCATCATCATGCCTTAAACTACCCTTGTCTCTAGTCAGTCTTGTCATTTGTCTAAACAACTGATGGTCAGGTTCGTTCTTAAAGTCTTCGTGTATTAAGACATCATCTACAACTAACCTATGACTATTCATAAGTGGCTCTAGTGTGTCTATAATTCTTTTCTCTTTTTGTATATTGTGTCTTACTTCTTCTATTTCACATGGGTGTATCTTTGCCATGATAGGTTTTAACAACTGGGTTGCCATACCATCACCAAAGTTACTCTCTATGACCACATAGTTTACATCATGCTTTCTAGCAATATGAGATAATCTAGCCATAGTTTCTTCGCTATATCCACCCTCTAGTGAACCTACAGAGGTCAAATAAAGCACTCCATGTAGCATTTTAAGCACCGCATACGCTGTTTTGTCTTCTCCACGCCCTGATGGGTCAATAGACATAACTGTGCCTTCAAATTTAGTATATTCTTCAGACATCATTAATGGTGCTACCCAATAATCCCCTTTAAGTCCTACATTAGGAATATCTGGGTCTATATCTTTCATTTGCTGTGTGCCTGAAGCCCATTGTATCTTGGCAGGAGCTTCTTTCCATGTAGAAGAACCTGAAGCTACAATTAAATCATTTAATTTAAGTGGGTATCTGTTTTGGTCAGACAAACTTGTGTCTAACATAAACTGTAAGTTAAAACCTGAACGACCATACGAAGATAATCTTTCCATAAGGTCTATTTCGTCAAATCTTTTAGGGTCTGTGGGTTTACCTTCGTCCCCTTGAATTATATCTGCAAGTTTATGTCCATAACTTATTCTTTGAGTTTTGTTAGGTACTAATGCAGTCCATATTTTTGTCTTAAACCCTCTTTCTTCTAATGTATTGTATAGAGACATCTCATTTTGAGGTGTTCCTAGAAATATAATACGTCCAGTATTAGGTTTAATAATGGCATCAAATTCTTTGACTGTTTCTGATAGTCTATCACGCATTAACTGCGTTTGTGAGTTATTGGCACTCTCTACGTCATCTGCAATGATAATATCAGCCCTAGACCCTGTTAACTGCCCTGTAATACCCATAGATTTAACTGATGGTGCATGTGAGGCTTTTGCAGGTGCTACATCAAATGATACTTTTGAATGTCTTTGATTATCTCTAGGTATCAAGTGTTGTAACAAAGGCATTTCACTTATTAGTCTTTGTGTAAACGTAGAAAAGTCATCTGCTCTAGTTTTAGACGCAGAGACCACCAAAATATTTTTTTGAGGATTGAGTAACAACTGATGACAGACAAAAGCTGAAGTAATCCAAGATTTACCTACTCCTCTAAACGCTTCTATTACAAGTCTCTTATCTGTAGACTGTAAATAGTCAGCAATATCGTATTGTACTGGTGTTGGGTCTGGCAATGATAAATGCTTCCAACACAAATACAGGAAATTTTTAAAGTTATTAATTCTTTTGTCCATCATCAAATGGTACTGTATCTAAAATGTTTTCTTCTTTTTTCTCTAAAGGTTCGGAGCTGTAAGTTTTACAAACTTCTAAACAGACTTTCATTTCTGAAGCTGTCAGTTCATCTCCTGATTTTAGCTTTTTATAAGCATGAGTTACTAATAATTGTGGTAACTCTTTTATAATTGTACCTAATTCTGGTTTAACGACCTTGTCCTCTGTATTTTTTCTTGTCGTTTCGTTTATTTGGAGACTTTGTGTGTCTTCCTTTTCGTTTTCTGGGTTTGTCTTTAACATAATTATTTTCACCCCACTTCGGTGCTTTTGCCATTTCTTATTTTAAAATTAATTTTCTGATAGACCAACTACCATCAATATTTTGCTCTAATTCTGCTTCACTACGAATACATTGATGTTCTATATTTCCACCTGTTTCACCTCTTTGTGCTATCCTTTTACCTTTAAGGCACTCACTCATAGATGGCTGTATTCTATGTTCTTTGATTTCTCCATTAATTATCATTAATAAAGCAACCACAGTTTCTATCATTTGTGTTTATTTCTCCCCATGTAATGTTTTGATGGCTCATAATCCCACCTTTTGCCATGATGACCTCTAATATCCGCATACCACATTCGCAGTTTTACAATCCATTTGCGAACAGGTCTTGGCATCAGTGTGTTCCATTGCCATTTGCTCTGACTTTATCTTTTAATTCTTCAATATCAGTTAGAGCTTTTGATAATTGTTTTTGTACAAATTCTATATTGACTTTGTTGTGCATCATGTCTTCAATTCTTAATTCTATTTTCTCTACAGTTTTATAAAGTTCTTCCAACAACATAAATTGTTCTTGGTCAGTAGGTTTTTGTTC